ACTCTCTTGTGATGTTTACCGCAAACTGGACAAGTGTATTCGATATTTGTCGATAGCTTAGGCATTGTGTCGAAAAATGCTTGGATTTTACCAAACTGCTCGCTTGTCAAATTATTAACAAACATTGATAGTTCTTCTCTAGTTTGTTCTTTAGCGTAGAAGATATCATTACCTTGATAGATAAAATCAATACACTCCATTACCACGTTGAAGATCCCATCAACGCCAGCGGCAGTGTCTGTATTATCAATCTCGCTGGCAACATCTAGAGATGGATATTTCATAACAATACCAACATCGTCAAAAAGTTCAATCTTGTTAGTGTGTTTTGGATTCTTCACAACTTCCAGGGAACCGATATCTACTGTAACCTTAGAAATTGCTTTTTTATTGATTTCTTCTCCGTGGTCTTCGTCGCAAGGGAACAGTAGTTCAATTGTTTCGCCAACAGACTTTCCTCTAATTTTGGTGAAGATATATTCTAAGTCAAATACTGCTAATTCATCAACGTTAATATCTCCGATGACGCAGGCTTTGATTACACCCTTTAGTGTGTCAAGCATGACTCTAACATCTTCAGATTGGTGTGCGATTAGAAGAGCCTTTTCTTCCTTAACAACAAACGGTCTGTATTTGATAGTCTTACCAGTTGATGGTACTTTCAAATTAAACGTTGGCATTGTATTCATTGGTAAAGCCATATTATTCTCCTGTCAGTTTTTTAATCATTTTACTCAAATCAGCTGTACTACCAACAAAAATAGCGTTGTTGGTAGTTACTTCTTTTGTAGAACCTTTAGTTGGTTCTTCTAGTTTTTTCTTTTGCTGATGCACATCCATCAACTGTTGGTTGATATCAGCAAGTTGTTTCATAAGACCGCCAACAACTTCAAACGCACGTGGGTGTTCAGATTGTTTGGCGACAGTAAGGGCAGTTTCTAAAGCAGACTTTCCTTGAACTAAAAGATCACGAAGGTTATCTCTAGCGTGATCGTAGTCTGCTTCTATCTTATCTGTAGTTTCTATAACAGTAACTTCACCAACAGGTTCAGCTGGAATAAGTTCCGGCTTCATAAGTGGCGTGTCAAAAATTTTTGACAAAGATTCATCAGTATTCATTGTCTATCCAAAAATATTAAAATCTAATAGCAGGTACTCTAGAAGTAACTTGAGAGAAAGCTCTTTGACCCAGTTGACCAACAGCGCCAGTAACGAAATTACCAGCTTCGCCTAAACCTTTTCCGTATCTTTCTTGGAATCCTGCGAAATCGTTAATGTATTTATTAAGACCATCTGTAGATAGTTTCATACCATTAGATTGAACTTCTAATTTAGAAGACATCCAATATTTGTATTGGAACGTCACCTGCAGACGCATAGTGTCTTTACCTTCAGCGTCAAGGTTGATGGGTACTATTGTTTTAGGATAGCACTCGTGTAGATTAACTTCATAACAAGTGTGATCTTGAAGGTCTTGTACGCCAATCGTCATTTTTGTCACATAATTGTTATAGTAGTTGAATCTTCTGGAAACTGAATCTTGTATAGTATTCATCCAAGAGTCAAAAACCTTTTTAACTTGGAATTGACGGTCTACGTGGAATTGTAGAGTGATTGGTTCAAATAATCTATCGTATGGAACTTCTCTCAGTTCACCGTATGTTCTGTTAGATGTAGAAGCATAGCTGATTCCTGGGAGAGATGCTTGTTCGCAGAACAATAAGATACGACGCGCCACTGCTGGTCCTTCAGAGGGAGGCGCGATTTCTACGGTAAATCTATTTGTTCTGGCAAGACCTTGTGTTTTGATTTCGGAAATGAAATCTTTTTGTCTATTACTTTGGTTGGCTTGCTTAGCTTGTTCTGAAATATTATTTGCTGCCATTAGCTTATCCTCATTACCATTTTACGGGATTTATCCCAGATACGGTCATCCGACAATTTAACAAATTGTTCTACTGGAAGTAAAACTGCAGTTGCCCATTCATAAGCTCTGATTTCTCTGAACGTTGAACGTAAACCTGAGAAACTGTAATTATGAAATGCTGGAACTGCAGCCGCGAATTTAGAGACTCCCTTGATAGCTGACCACTGAAACTTAATTTTAGTTGTTTCATCCATCTTCGGGTTAGTTTTATATTGTAGTAATCTATACAACAGTTGAATTCTCATCTGGTATGGTAGATAATGAAAATTTATTCCACTGAATCCGTGTGTGGATCTAGAGTATAATAGCGTGCACGGAAAGCGGTCAAAGTATGGAATTTGCGCTTTATAGATCGGGTCGTAAATATACATGTACATTTTACCAGGTAATAAGCTAGTTGTCAACTGCGCGGGATTACCTTTTAGAACAACCCATGGAGATTGAATCTGTTTCATTAACAGAACCATCTGTTGTTCGTACCATGCTTTAGATTTTCTAAATGCCACTTTTAGGTCGTACTTGTTCTTCTCGAAAATATCGAGAGACGCGATCTGTTGTGCAGTCTTAGTTTGAGATAAAAGTACAGGCATAACTATTATTTAGTTATGCCTAGTTCATTCTCCGTTAAGATTTTGAACTCCCATCCACGGTCTTTTGCATATTCTGTGGCGGCTTTCCATTTGGCTTGATTTTTCACAAATGTGTAAGTTTCTTGTAATAATTTTTGTGTTTTTCTGGCGCCAGCTTTTGGCCCCATAACCTGTTTAAAAGGTTTAATTTCTATTAGAAAAACCTTAATAGACCCATCTGATTGGCGTATCTTTATCTTAAAATCTATGAAGTAACGGTGTACTTTATTATCCGTTGGGCACAAGTACGGGATGATCGTTTCTTCAGAACTCCAGCTAATCACGGCTGAGTTTTTATCACACCAATGGGCGAATTTGGTCTCCCATGATGACCTCATGATTATGTTGCTAACATCCCCTGAGTATTTACCAGGGTTTGACGGCATGAATTTTCTCTTATGGAACATAAATAAAGACGATTGTAATTAACGAGTCATAAATAGTATGACAACAATTTCTATTTAGGAAAAATATGGATTTTTCAAATCTATTATCTAAGGGTGCAGATTTCGGTTCTTGGGCAGGTGACCAAGTTGGGACAGCATATGCTGGTGTTAAAGACCAAATTCGCAAGGGTATTTCCCCAAATGAATCTCTAGAAAAAACATACGGTACAAAGTTTGAAACCAACAAGTATTCATTCGGACAACATTGCTACCCAGATAACTTGCTAAGTGAAGCCTATGGTGGTAACTATGCAGTGTTCTATATCAACATCAGCGATGATTCTAAACTAAAAGGACCAGGAGACTCTAACGTCCTGTTAGATTCAGATGTTGAACCAAGACATAGAGAAAAATTCCTTGGTAAACCAATGACCACTAATGAAGTCGTCACTTCAGCAGGCTTAGTTGGTGCAGCAGAAGGTTTGGTTTCTGGTGGTTTAAACGGTGCATTGAAACAAGGCGCAGGTGCTACTATTGGTACTGGGGCGATTGGTTTATTTGGTCCGGAAGGCACCAAGTCTCTACGACGCTTAAAAACTGCAATCGCGCTACATATCCCCAACCAGCTTTCTGTACGTTATGGTATGCAGTGGTCGGAAGAAGATACGGCTAACTTAGCTGCAGCTTCTTCTATTTCAGATAGTTTGATGAAAGCGTTGAGTAATAAAGGTTCTGTCAACAAGCAAGCAACCGTCGGCGCTGAAGCTGCTGCAAGTATTGCTCTACAGAAAGTTCCAAACGCTGGTGCAATTTCTGCAAAACTTGGTATTGCAGCAAACCCTAAAAAGGAACAAACGTTCAAGGGTGTGGATTTCCGTAAGTTTACATTTGATTACCAGTTTTACCCAAGAAGCTCTGCAGAAGCTCGCAATGTTATTAACATTATTGAAGAGTTTAAACTTCACATGCACCCTGAGTTTAAAACTGAAAATCAATTTATCTACATCTACCCATCAGAGTTTGATATAATTTACTATGCGAACCACAGAGAAAATGATAAAATTCATAAACACACTTCTTGTGTTTTAGAAGAGATGAACGTAAATTATACACCCAATGGTAATTTCAGCGTGTTCAGCGACGGTATGCCTACACAAATTAACATCACACTTGGTTTTAGAGAACTTATGTTGTTGTCTAAAGAAACAGTTGTTGGAGGTTATTAATGTATTTCAAAAGTTTTCCTTCTTTTCTTTACGACTTCAAATATGAAGATGGAACATCTAGAACTGAAGTCGTAAAAGATGTAACTAGAAATATCAGAATTAAAAAAGACATTCTAAGAAACATTACTTTGTATGACGAATATGATCTTACAGACGGTGACACTCCAGAAATTATAGCAGAGAAATTTTATGGCAACCCAGAATATCACTGGGTTGTTATGTTGACCAACGAAAAATTTGATTGGTTATCAGACTATCCATTAACTGAAACTGAAATCACTAAACATATCAAGCACGTATATAACCCAACTCTGCACTCTAAAGATTGGTATTTCGACGAAGAATATAGTGCAGAAAGCGGATATATGGAACAGCGACTGAATTTTATTATTCATGATAGTCCAGCGCCGTTTGACCCAGAATATATCACTTCAGACTTTACATTCACAATCAGCGGTCAAACATCTACTTTGAAGTTTTCAAATAATTTTGGATTTCCAGACGTTCTGCACGTTGAACCACACAACGGGTTGGATCGCGTCACACAGAGGTTCTTTCAGATTTTTCCATACCCTGTCGGTGTAATTACATGTTTACCATCATCAACAACTGTGCATGGTACTGGAACAGAATTTACCACTAATCTGTTAGTTGGTATGGATCTATATACTTTAAGTGGTGTTAGAATTGGCACAATTAAAAGTATAACTAGCGACACTGAGTTAGATCTGGTATCCAATTCAACTGTTGCTATTACTGGCGTGAAGTTTAACTATAAGATGACTGGTACACCCGAGGGGCAATTAACTATCACCACTCAAGGAAGAGAAAACCACCCAGTGTTCTTTATCAATCAACAAGGATTAATTGTTAACCCATTATCTGAAGGCGCAATCCCTGTATCAGGAGACGAGGTTCATAGACGAGAAAATGACGTTAAACGCAAAATTAGATTGATTTCCCCTGCGTTACTTGAAACGGTAATTAAGAACTACGAAGAAATTTTATGAGTAACGGGTACATAGATAAAAATTCATTAAGGTTTGCTGGTGATGTAACCATTGACCGTGTTGTTGTCACAACATCAAGAGGGGTATATCAGGAAATCCAAGGACAAGTTCTTCAAATTCAAATCTTTGAAGACTTGTTCTCACCATTCATTACTGGAATTTTATCCCTAAAAGATACTTTAGATTTGTCAAACGTGTTGCCATTAATCGGTGAAGAAACATTAGAGTTGAGAGTTACCACGCCACAACTTGGTTCTAAGATTGACGGTAAGTTTCATATTTACAAAATGGCGGACAGAGTTGTTCTTGGTGATCGTGCAGCTGGTTATGAGTTGTATTTCATGTCGTATGAATCGCTGGTCGATACAAACAAAAAGAATAGTAAAGTTTATTCTGGTAAGATCTCAGATATCGTTCCAACCTTTGTTAAAGACAAGATGGATGGATTAGAAACAGATAAAAAGTTTATTGTTGAAGAAACTCGTAACTCTATCAAATATATTTCTAACTTTTGGTCTCCTGTTAAAAACCTAACATTCTTAGCAGATAACGCTATTTCTCAGTCGCAGTCTCCTTCTTATCTATTTTTTGAAAATAGAGATGGGTTCAATTTTAAGTCTTTAGAACTGTTATATGAAGGTCAGGTGTTTCAACAGTTTATCTTTGATAAATATACCCGTGATCAATTTCCAATGGGTGGAAACATTCTTAACATTGATGAAGACTTTAAGCGTATTTCTACTTACGATATTCCAGTGTCATATGACTATTTGGATAGATTAAGAAGTGGTATGTTGAGTTCTAAACTTATGTCTTATGACTCCACTAAAAAGACATACACTGTTAGAAATTATTCGGCACAGACTAGATTTGGATCGCAAAAACATTTAAACCCAAATCCACTGTTTTCTTCTAAGGCAACACATAGAAGTAATGCCCGTCAGATCGTGTATCCTAGAGCGTTTGAAACATTTACTAGCTTTGGTGATACAACTAACGCGAAGATCGTGCAAGAAAGAATTTCTTTCTTAAAAATGGCAGAGTCTAATAAAATGATTATCAACGTTGCTGGACGATTAGACTACACCGTTGGAAAAGTGGTTACAGTGTCTATGAATAAAATGCAACCAATTAGCCAAAGAGAAACGCAAAGAGACATTGCGGACACAATCAACTCTGGTAAGTATCTTATTGCTGCAATTAACCATATTATAACAACCCAGGGGCACGAGTGCTCAATTGAATTGATTAAAGACTCTTCAATTAAAAAGTTCAATTAAGGACATTATGAACATCTATTTTGGTATTGTTGAAAACAGAAGCGACCCACTAGAACTTGGACGCTGCCAAGTGAGAGTTGTTGGTTTACACACTCACGACAAAAACTTATTACCAACCGCAGATTTACCATGGTGCGCTTCAATGCAACCATCAACTTCTGCTGCTATGAATGGTATTGGTTTTAGTTACGTTGGTCCAGTGGAAGGTACTTCTGTCGTTGTCACTTATCTAGACGACACTTTACAACAGGGTCTTATTCTCGGAACAGTTGGCGGTATCGCGACTGAGCCTGTACCTATTGACTTCGATGACTCTGGACCAATTTTAGAAGGTACACAAGAAACTGTATCATTAAGAACTGTAAAAGGGCCAACAAACGGAAATAAGATTTATTTTTATGATCCGAATAATGCTGGTCGTACTAATTTAACTTCAAACCTTACAGCTAACATGCGCGTTAGCGGTTACGGTATCATTGAAGGTACAACTATTGTATCTATTGACAGTGGAACCCAGATTACAATATCTACAAACGTTCGAGATTTTGGCGAGAATATTTTAGAATTTACTCAGCCACCAGCAAACGCGAAATTCGTGGCGGAGTCTAAAACTCTAACCAGCGCTTCTGCGGGTGACACTCGCGCAGATACTGTAAAGAACACTCCAACTAATAATGCTATTCCAACAATTCCCCCTCCAGAATTTAGAAACACTCAAGCTAAATCTTCTGAAGGTATTAAAGCTCTTATTGCTGCCTGCGATAAGGTTGGTTTAACTACTAAAGAACAGAAGTGCACTTTATTGGCGATCGCTGGTGGTGAATCTGGGTGGGTTCCAAAAGAAGAATCTTATAACTATACACCAGCCAGACTAAAACAGATATTCTCGTTTGCCACAGAAGAAGACGTTTCTCGTTATTCTAACGCTGTAAAGAAGGGCATGACCAGACAAGAATTCTTTTCATGGTGTTATGGTCCAACTAAACGTGGTAAAGGATTCTTCGGCCACACTAGCGACGAGCAAGCTGGCAAGTATTACGGTCGTGGTTTCATTCAGTTGACTGGGTATTCAAACTACAAACGTTATAACGACTTAGCCAATAAGATGGGTCTTGGAATTGACATTGTAAATGATCCAGATTCTTTAGATAATGACATCAACGTTTCTGCTACTGTGGCAGCTTTATATTTGAAAGACCGAGTATCTTCTAAAGTCAACCCGAATGATAATCCAGGGTGGTTCTTTGCGGGGAAGAAAGCTGTTGGTGTAAATTCTCCAGACATTGATTCCAGAAAAATATCTTATTACGAATATTTCTACGGATCGACTCTTAGCGGAGGCGTTGTAAAGGGTGCAGGTGCCGTCGCGCCAGATGTTCCTCTTGAATCCGCTGATGGAAAACCTGGCCCATCGCAAAAATCTATTACAACTGGTTCGTTTAGTATTGGTTTCCGAGACCCAAACAATAAATATCCACTACGCGAATATCTCGGTGAATCTGATGTGAACCGTTTGGCTCGTGGTATCATCCAAGGTACTATTGTTGGTATTAAAGATTCCAAGCGTATTGTTGGTATCCCAAAAGCTCTGGGAGGCGGTTCGTGGGATCAACCACTAGCGCCATATGGATCTAAATATCCGTTCAATAAAGTTTATGAATCTGAGTCTGGTCACGTACAAGAGTTTGACGACACACCAGGTCAAGAGCGAACTCATAGTTATCATCGTTCTGGAACATTTACAGAAGTAGATGCAAACGGTACACAAGTAAACTACATTGTTGGTGATAACTTTATTTTGATGGAGCAAAACGGTTGCATACACGTGGCTGGTGAGTGTAATATTACAGTAGATGGTAATACAAATATTTTCGCTAGATCAAACGCTAATATTGAAGTTGCTCAGAACGCAACTGTCACGGTCGGCAATAACCTAGAGATCGGTTCAGCTAATGACACTTCTCTTGCTGTTGGTGGAGATCTTCAGATTAAGGCTATTGGTAACATCAGTATGCAGGGTGCTAATATCTACCACAAGACCGAGGGTTCTTTTAACACAGAAGCTGCTTCAATGATTAATATGAAGACTTCTGGAACAATGAACCAAGAAGCCGCAAGCGATGTTAACGTAAAAGCTGGTTCTGCTATTAAAGCATCTGGCGCAACAGTAAATGTAAAAGGTACTGGGGCTGTTA